GCTCTAAGGTACGTCTACTGTGGGCAGAAGGTCAGCCCCATCCTGTACACGGAACGTCCACCTACCTTAACAAGATCAAGGTACTGGAAGTTGCAGAGCAGGAAGGCGGTGAGGACTTCTAATGACAGTTGAGTCAACCTTTGTCCGACATGAGCCATGCCCTGCGTGTGGCTCTAAGGATAACTTGGCTCGTTACTCTGATGGGCATGCCGTCTGCTTCACGGGCGGCTGTTCACACTACGAGCGAGGTGATGGTCAGGTTATCAGCATCCAACAGAAACCAGCGAGGTCATTAGAAATGACAGGAGTAATAGCTGCAATCCCCGACAGGCGTATCAACCAAGCCACAGCACAACGCTATGGTGTCACAGTTGAGTACGGCACAGACGGACAAATTGTAAAGCATCATTACCCGTACCACGACAAGGACACAGGTGCGGTGACAGGAACCAAGGTACGGATAGTAGAAAACAAATCGTTCTATGCAACAGGAGGCTTTGAGAATGCAGCGTTGTTCGGCCAACAGGCGTTCAAGGGTGGCGGTAAATACATTACGATCACAGAGGGCGAGGCTGATGCACTGGCAGTCAACGAGATGTTTGACGGCAAGTGGCCTGTTGTCTCCATCAGATCAGGTGCAGCAGGTGCAACCAAAGACATCAAAGCAAATCTCGAATGGCTAGAGTCCTTTGAGAATGTAGTGATCTGCTTCGACAGCGACAAGGCAGGACAGGAGGCGGCACGTTCAGTGCTTGACCTGTTCACACCTAACAAGGCTAAGAATGTTGAGTTATCCATGAAGGATGCAGGCGACATGCTCAAGGCTCGTAAGGTGCAGGACTTTGTTAAGGAGTGGTGGAACGCTAAGGCATATCGTCCAGATGGTATCGTTGCAGGTAATGAAACGTGGGACATGATCATCAAGCAGTCCAACGTCAAGTCCATTGACTACCCATGGTCTTGCCTTAACGAGTACACCCACGGCTTCCGCAGGCAGGAGCTTGTGACTATCACATCAGGCTCAGGCATGGGTAAGTCACAGATTGTCAGGGAGCTAGAGCATTACCTACTGGGTGCGACAGACGACAACATAGGTATCCTTGCGCTGGAGGAGGACATCCCCAAGACAGCGTTAGGCATCATGTCTATCGAGGCTAACAAGCAACTGCACTTGGACAAGACAGTAACTCAGGACGAGAAGAAGGGATACTGGGACAGGACGATGGGGTCAGGGCGTATCTTTATGTTCGATCACTGGGGCAGTACCAATGAGGATAACCTGCTAGGACGCATACGCTACATGGCTAAGGGACTGGACTGCAAGTGGATTATCCTTGACCACCTCAGTATTGTTGTCAGTGATCAGGACAATGGTGACGAGCGTAAGGCAATCGACAGCATTATGACCAATCTCCGCAAGCTGGTTCAGGAGACAGGCGTGGGGTTGTTCCTTGTGTCACACCTACGCAGACCAAGTGGAGCCAAGGCGCATGAGGATGGCGGCAAGATTAGTCTGGGAGAACTCAGAGGTTCGGCGGCAATCGCGCAACTTAGCGACATAGTTCTGGGGTTAGAGCGAGATCAGCAACACGCTGACCCTGAGATACGGAACACTACCTGCGTTCGTGTGTTGAAGAATAGATTTGTTGGACTGACTGGCCCCGCATGTTACCTGTACTACGATAAGGAGTCTGGTCGCATGATCGAGACTAACTGTCCAGTACCGGATGATAAAGCGGAGTTTTAAATGAAACAGTTTGTATTCGACATTGAAGCCAATGGTCTTAACCCTGACAAGGTGTGGTGCATTGTGGCTCAAGAGTTATCCACAGGTGACGTTACTGTGTGGAGACAGGAAGAGGTAGCTCAGTTCAGTGTCTGGATCAAGGAGCTAGGTGACTGTGAAGTCATAGGTCACAACATAATTGACTATGACATACCAGTGCTAGAACGATTGTTAAATACAGACTTCAGTAAGTGCAAAGTTACTGACACATTAGTCATGTCAAGACTAGCAAACCCACAGCGCGAAGGCGGTCATTCGCTGGAGAACTGGGGCAATATACTAGGACAACCAAAAGGAGAACACAGTGATTGGGATAACTATTCGCAGGATATGGTGGACTACTGTTCACAAGATGTTGCAGTTAATGTCTTGGCTTACAAGAGATTGCTCACTGAACTTGATGGCTTTGGAAGCGAGAGCATTGATCTTGAGCATAGAGTACAAAGTATTATCTCGCAGCAAATCAAAGCAGGATGGAAGCTAGACCAAGAGAAAGCCTTTTTATTATTAGCAGAACTAAAGGAGAAGAAGTATGACCTTGAAGATGAAGTGTTACAAACTTTCAAACCGTTACCAACATTTGTCAAAGAGATTACCCCCAAGATTAAGAAAGATGGTACGCATTCGGTTGTTGGGCTTAAATTTCTAGGTGAACAATGGACTACTGTGGTCGCACCCTTCAGCCGTCTTGACTACCCAGTGTTTAACTTGGGTTCACGACAGCAGATAGGACGTTACCTCCAGTACTTTGGCTGGAAGCCTAAGCAGTTCACTGAGACAGGACAGCCTATCGTTGACGAGGCAGTGCTAAGTAAAGTGGAAGGCATACCACAGGCATCTTTGATTGGCGAGTACCTGATGATACAGAAGCGTGTAGCACAGGTTCAGAGTTGGTTAGATTCAGTAAAGGATGATGGTAGAGTACACGGGTACGTCAATGCTTGTGGCGCTGTGACAGGCCGCATGACACACTCAAGCCCTAACATGGGACAGGTTCCAGCAGTCTACTCGCCTTACGGCAAGCAATGTAGAGATGTATGGACTGTGCCAGAAGGGTACAAACTTGTGGGTTGTGACGCTAGTGGTTTAGAGTTACGCATGCTGGCCCATTACATGAATGACGAGGACTATACTAATGAAATTCTCAATGGAGATATTCACACGGCAAACCAGTTGGCTGCGGGCCTTGACACTAGAGATCAAGCAAAGACTTTTATATACGCTTTCCTTTATGGAGCAGGAGACTCCAAGGTCGGAAGTATCGTTGGAGGAACTAAGCGTGATGGTGCAAGACTTAAGGAAAAGTTCCTCTCAAATACGCCAGCTCTTAGAGAGTTACGAGAACGAGTTGGAGTGGCGGCTACAAGAGGCTATGTTCTTAGCTTGGATAGAAGACGGGTGTCAATACGATCCGAACACGCTGCACTGAACAGTCTATTGCAGTCAGCAGGAGCCGTAGTGATGAAGAAAGCCTTGTGTTTGTTGCAGGAATATGCTACAATATGGGGTATACAATACAACATTATAGGAAACATACACGATGAAATCCAGACAGAGGTCGAGCAAGAGAAAGCAGAGGTTTTCGGACGGTTGGCAGTCAGCTGTATTGAAGCAGCAGGACTCCACTACAAACTCAACTGCCCTCTCACCGGAGATTACAAAGTTGGAAACAGTTGGGCAGACACGCATTAACCCTAAAACTGGCAGACCTTTTTACTATAAGGACAACCCAGAGACTAAGAAGAAAAGAAATGAAGCGCGTATGTGGGTCAACGGCAACTATGTACCTAAGACACACCCCCTGTACAAAGCAGGACGTTACAAGGGTTTTGAAGATGCAGCCTTTAGTTCCCTAGAGAACTACAAGTCTAACCCAGAGGGTCAGGTGTACGTCATTACCAATCCTGCATGGGAAGGCTGGGTCAAGGTAGGGATGGCGGTGGACGCAGAGGATAGAGCAGGTAACTATCAGACAGCATCACCTTACAGGGACTATGAGTTAGCCTATGTGGTAGACACGCCAGACCGTAGGGCTACAGAGGCTGAAGCACACAAGCGTTTGTCTGACATGTTTGAACAGCGCAACGAGTGGTTTAAGTGTGACGTAGAGATAGCTAAACGATGGATTGATTCTATCATAGGAGAGTATGATGAAGCGTGTTGAGGATGTAGTACAGGACATCTACGCACTGATGGAAAGCAAGGACGCTGACCCATCTGTAGACGTAGAGGCAGAGATAGACAAGTTCGGTGAAGGTGTCAAGGCACTGATGCGTACTGAGTTTGGTCGGAAGAAGCGAGAGGATAACCGCAAGCTACGCTTGTCTAACATTGGCCGCACCGACAAGTATCTTTGGAATCATGTCAACGGTACAGAGGGAGAGAAACTACAGCCTCACACCTACATCAAGTTTATGTATGGTCACTTGATTGAGGAGATGTTGCTGTTCTTGACCCGCATGGCAGGACATACAGTCACTGACGAGCAGAAGGTGTGCGAGGTAGAGGGTATCATAGGTCACATGGACTGCAAGATAGATGGTATTGTGACTGACGTTAAGTCTGCCAGCAGCTTTGGGTTCAAGAAGTTCAAGGACGGATCACTGGCCTTTGACGATCCCTTTGGTTACATAGATCAGATCAAGGCATACGCTCACTCAGAAGGCGAGACACAGTTTGGTTGGCTGGCTATGGACAAGGCCAATGGTCACTTGACTTACCTTAAGTATGACCTTGAGGATACTCAGGCTCCTGTGTATGAGGTACTGAAGGGTGACATTACTGACAGAGTTAAGCACATAAAAAAGCTAGTAGAGCAGCCAGAACCAGCGGAGTGGTGTTACCAGCCTGTGCCAGACGGCAAGTCAGGAAACTCAAAGCTCTCTATTGGTTGCTCTTACTGTCAGTTCAAAGACCACTGCTACCCAGAGTTAAGGGTCTTCAAGTATTCATACGGGCCAAAGTTCTTAGTAGACGTAGTAAACGAACCACGCGTACAGGAGATCAAGGCAGATGAAGAGGGCTTTTAGATCAGGACTTGAGAAGGATTTATCAGAGAAGCTAGACGGACAGTACAAGTTTGAGCCATACGATATACCTTACACAGTACACAAGAAGTACCTCCC